GTAAAACTTCTACATCGCAAATGTAGCTATAAAGAGTCTATATCAATCACATTATTACGTATTTAACATCACTTTCGTATTCTTTTTAAGACCAACCAACCAACAAGGATCAACGCAAAAGAAATGATAATACCGAACGACCAGCCGCCTAGCTCTATTTTAACCTTTTGCCACCTTGTCAACTGCTTTTCAACCGGGTATGGCACTTGTACGCTATCTGTCTTAATTACAGTATCAGTACGATTGAGGTACAGATACTTGTAAAGGTAGCGGTCCTTGTACTTGTACACTGTATCTCCTTGCACGTGCATATAGATGCTGTCACGCTGATATATGCTGTCGTGGCGTATGCTGTCTCTTACTTTGTATTCTGTCTTGACGGTCTCAACCGGCACAGATTGTGTCCGGCAGCCGGCAAAGACAAACATCAGTATAAGTAATACAGCGAATACAGCAACGCTTTTTCGATAAAATTTCTCTTCCATCATTTTTTATTTAAAAAGTTAAGAATCCCCTTTACGTGTATCTCGACTATTGATTTCTTACCATCCTCAGACAATAAGAAGTCAACATCTTCCTTGTTATCCTGAAACAGATTTTCGGTCAATACGGCCGGGCATTTTGTTTTTCTTAAAATGTAGAAAGAAGCTTCCTTATCTTCGTCTCCGTCTGAGAGGTCTTTTCGGATTTTCATTCCAGGAATTAATTCTTCCGCTTCTGCATACAAACATGTAGCTAGCTTATCAGATTTCGTTTGTCCCTTACTCGTCCAGCATTCCCATCCTCGTGCAGCCATCCAATTACCCATACCAGCCGCATTACAGTGAATGGATACCAAAATAGCATCACGGGCCTTATATTCATTCACGCGGCGTACACGTTCCGATAATGGTACGTCAATTTCTTCCTTTACAATACGCTCCGCCTCAATCCCATGCCGGCGCAATTCATGTTCCAACCTCATCGCAATCTCACGAGTGTAGGCGTATTCCATTAACCGGCTGTCCGGAGACCGCTTTCCTGGAGTATTGCTACCGTGCCCGTTATCAATCAATACTTTCATTTAGTTTCTCCTTTCTTTTCTTTGCAACCTGCCACACCGGTAATAACTAGTGCAGCTAAAGTGATATATCCTACATAATTAACGAACCAGGAAGGCAGAGTAATGCTCATTCCCTGAAAAGTAAGCCAAGCTCCTGGAACAACAGTCGCAATAATGGCTGCTATATTTCGTATTCTCTTAGCTATTAGAGGAGTTTCGGCACGCCACTGGCGCGGGAGGTCTCTTACAAATGCAATTACTTTTTTAATTAGTTTTTTCATACTTATCCTGTTTTTGATTGACCACACCCTTAAGTTCTATAAGGTTTTTATCAATCCGGTTAAACATGTCACGAACTTCCTTCATGTCCTCCACCTGACGGTCTATCTTCTTACCGTCCTCGCTAATCTGTAGCTGCAGAAGTTCAATTTTCTTTTCCACCTCATAGATGCGAGCATTGATAGTACCGTATGCAGCCGTCACAGACAATATGACGGTGAGCACCCAGCCGATAATGTTTGATTTTGTAATTTTAGTATCCATATCATTATAATTTTGAATATTGTAAACTTAACCCGGAAACATCAAGCAGATCCGTTGCATCTAAACTGAAGGCAATAGTCCATCCGATACTTTGAAGATCCTTACTTTCAAAGGGAACAAGCTGATGAGCTCCTGCAATCAAATTCTGAATGCCGTTACCAATTCGTCCCATACGGCTATCAGCCATGATATGAGCTCTTAACTCATTAACGAGTTCAAGAGTCACAGAGGAAGCGATATTCTCTTCCATCAAGTCTGCGCTATCTTCCAGGTGACAAGCTACGGTTACCGCAAGTCTCATTTGATCCTGAATAGCATTATGAGCATCAGGAATACTCGAAATTTCACCGTAATCGAGCATAAGGAAGGTATTGTATCCTATGAAACTACTAACGAATACTTTTACCTTATCCAGCGAGCTGGCAACTACGAATCGTTCAATGCCAGGAAGAATACAGGCCTCCGGCAAAGATTCCAGATCAGCCTTTAACGACTGATATAGAGGCATACTACTTTCTCCTCGAACAAAAGTGTTGAGTACCCCTTCTTTTGAGGGGAATTTTGCAAAATATTTAATTAGATCTATAAGAATCATATGATATCATTTATAATAGGCAAAGGTAGCCCGGTTTCTGTAGCAATATCAGTAATTTTCATTTTTGCTCCGTATAGAGACCTGACACTCTCTATAAGTTTATTCCTTAATATAGTCAGATAAGTAATAAGATTGAGCTGCTCTACTTCAGAGCTAGACCCTAAACCATACCCGGACAAATCATATAATTTAGCATCTGCATCTACGGTTATAGCCTTTCGCGTAGCCTTCCCTTCAGCCAGGATGGAAAATTCAGTCTTCCTGAAAATGAAATTATTAAAAGAATTGAAATTGAAGGCAATAGCTTCAAGTACAGCAAGTTCCAGTTTAAACATTTTTTTTGCAAGTTGTTTTGCTTGATCAATGTTGTACGGAATAGGACAATACAGTATTCCAGCAAGCAAGGATAGTTTTTCTTTACTCATTTGCGGAGATGAAGATATACGCCTCGCTTCCAGCCATTGCTGCGCAACGAGCGAGCTTGTTAGAGCTCCAAAATCGGAGTTAATTGAATATCCTTTATAAGTTGCACGCCCGACTTTAATTTCAGGTAATAATTGAGAGCAAAATAAACCATCGAGAGTATATTTATAGTTTTGCGTTCTCAAATACCGAGCCAATGCGCCTCCTATATGTTCCGGAGACAAACGCTTATATTTGTCTTTATCTTCTGTAGATAAATCCTTCAATGCAGCATCATTGTCCGGATAACACACTAAAAAAATAAAAGTAACCTGTTCGGCCATCCAGACAATATTTGCCAGGTCCGCATCATCATGTACCTTATCAATGCGTATACCTAAAGTCCGAGCTACGTAATTCACTTTGACCTGTCCAACAGACAAGCGACCGGAAGAAAATAAAACTAAGTCTTCCATTAAAGCAAGGTAAGCATCCTTACTTAGTAAATTCCATGAATTCGGAATTGAATACTTCTTGCCTTTAGCTGATATTTCAATCACTGATTTCATGACATAACGTATATGTTGTCCGACGGACGGTTAAAAGATGTGTTAGAAGTATAATCCAGACTTTCAGAATCGGAAAGAGAAATTTCAACTGCCTCAATCAATTTATCAGACTCAGAAGTAAGGCTATCTGACAGCTTGTATATTTCACTCTGTTCAATAGAGCCATACCGAGCTGCTTTTGTGTCCGAAAAAAGTCCACGGATTACTTCCGGAAACTGCAAGATATCAAACCTTCTCAATGCTTTTGCAATAGTATATTTAGCCAGGGCACGTTTCAGCAGAGAGATTACGCTCTCATTACCCTCTGCTCTGCTGAATAGCCCGTCTAATCTTTCATCAAGAACTTCCTTCTGCCAGGGAATACATTTAAAAAAGAATAGATAGGACATGTCGATAGGGTAGATAGAATCGAATTCTTCTGTAGTCTGTATCTTCAATTCTTTTATTTTTTGTCGGTATTCTGTACTTTCCCATTCTTCAGAGGCTTCATCGTTCAGCAAGGATATCAGAGTATCCATTGCATCAAAATAACCCTGCATAAGGTCTCTCTTCATCTGTTCAACCTCATACTTATAAGTTTCAATGTTATTTTTACGTCGGGTAATCACATCAAAAGAAATCTGCCGGCTCATGGTTAAGTTTGCCAGTGCAGCTCTAAGAGATTCCTTTTTATCGTCCACATCTATATCAGGAATATTTCCGATAGATTTATAAATAGGAGCGGTCAAAATAATCTTGATTTGCTTTGCAGCAGGTAGGGCACTTGCAGCTAAATTATCAAAAGAGGTGTTCGCTTCCAGGTACGGTACGTACCGAGAGAAGGCGGCAATCGAAGGGAATAAGTCAGATAGTATGCTCATGATTGTTGTTGGTTTAATCGTTGTTTAGGCGAGATTTCTTCCTGCCTGGCAGGAACTTCTCTGTAATATCCAAGACGAATGCCTTTCTTGTATAGATCCGGAAAATTTATTTGCAACGCAATATTGAAAGGTTCGCTGCAAATTTCATCATCAGGATTAAGCTGCATCAGGTAGATGAGGTAATTATAGTACACGTCAGCTCCAGACTTACTGATTACGCCATCCTTGCTGATATTACTTATACTACTGTCAATACCAAGCGCAGAGATAAGTACTTCATCAGCTCTCTTATCGTAACTGATCAAGGCCTCTATATACTCTTTATATTTCATATCAACGTCTTCAATTTTCCATTCCTGAAGAGTACCCTTAAGGTCGGTATAGGTATATGAAGCAAAGGCTTTTCCCTGATTGTCTGCTCCTGATAAATAGCCGGACAGCTTACGCATCTCCGCAGAGATGTATTGTAAGAGTGTTGATTCCTTATAGCTGGTGCCTATTTCAATATCATCAAACAAGAGCATAGGTTCATTCTTAGACTGTCTCACTCTGTTCTCATCGCAGAGTTTCTGAAGTTGTATTCGCTTACTCTCCAGCCAGGAATTAGGTATTTTAACATGTTTCTTTGCTGCCAAAGAATTTTTAAGGAAGGAATTAATATAGCGAGGCGTCTGATTACTACCCTTAATGTAAGGTTGAGTCCCGGAATGAGTTTCGTTCACGCCATAAAATTCACCTACCGATTTATCTCTGCAGTGTCCTATTGCTGCATAGTCGTAATTACCGACTTCATCAATTCGGAATCGTGGGTAAAACTGAAAGTTTCCTCTTCCGTAATTCCACTTTCCTACTGCTACTTGACGGAAATCATTGTACCGAACCGTATTAAATGCCACATCCTTTCTAGTAGTAGCTAACCGGCACATTTTATTTTCCATAGCTTCAAACCCGGATATCGGTAACCCGTGACCGATTCTTTTCCCGGCAGAGAAGCGATACTTATAGAAGAAGTCTCCGAAGGTATAATAGTTCTTAATTATAGTACGGGCAAACTCCCGATAGTCTGTCTCCATTCCATTTCGGCTCCAAGCCTCTAGCCATGCAGTAACCTCAGGTAAATCTATCCATTGTCTTTTGAATTTTCCGTCTTCACTAAGAGTAGGCTTATAAGGCATAATACCTTGCCCGTACAGCATATTCATTTGCTTTCTGATTAACCGAGGAAGCAATCGGTTCTGCTTGATATCAAGTTCTATCTCTTCGCACTTAGCATTGTTAGCACCTCTCCATAACACATTGAATCCTTGTATTGTACTCCACTGCATATCGCAATAGGGTAATACGGCAGCCGTATCAGTCAATCCGGGGAATGCGGAACCGGCCGGTTCCTCTCCCATAGTGAATGCAATTACACTTGTACTATCAGCATAACAACCTAAATTTCCCCATGTTTGAATCTTATCTTTCATACGCTAATCATTAACTTAACCAATCAATTTTATGCAGTTTGAATCCGTCGTTCGGGAATCCTATATAACGGATCAATATTCGATAACACATTTTAGGCTCTCCATCTGCAGTAGAATACAATAAAAGATTATCGCCATCAATGCTGAACAATTCCTTCGGAAGTTGTGTCCTCCACTTGCAACCTTTTACGACTTTAAGCTTTGCACTTGCTTCATTGCGCTGACGTGAGTAAGGATAGTAAGCAATAGTAAATGTACCTTCAGGTACTTTACTTATTTCCCTTGCCCATCGCATTGCATCAATGCCGGTTAATATTGTTTCCATGCCTCTAAGGTCTATCTTTATTTCTCTTCCACAAAGGACGAACGAATGTAAATATTAATAACTACGTGTCCTGTCATATTTCCCGATGCCCAGAAAGGGTGCCGCGCACCTGGTTTTCTCAGCGGGGCGGGCAGAAAAACGCGCGAGAGAAATATTTAGATATAGTTTTAAACTATCACATCGCTAAAAATCAAACAGTTACTATATTCTCCTTTTCTAAATAGGGGGTATTATTACCTCATTTTGAAAAGTTATTATGAATAAATGAGCATTATAAGTATTCATTTCCCGGAATATTATCCGGAATAGAAGATAATTCGCTTAAAACTCTCTCTCCATATCTTCCCCACAACAAATAAATAAAGGCACTTGGGAGCTGCGTAGTAAGCGCCGCCTGCTTGCGAAGCGGGACTTTGGTTTCAGAACTTTTGTCAAGTTCTATCTTTCCGCCGGTTTTCTTAAGTGGCGAGAGCTGAATGGCAGAGCAAAGGCAGGGACATTCATTCTCATCAATCAGCACTTCCGGTAGAAAATTACTCCTTCCGCCAAAAATCAACAAGAGTAATTTGAACTGCTGCCAGTGGTAAACCGTTGCCTGTCCTTCGTTCATCAGCACCACTTCAAAACCATAACTTTCCAGTTCGCGTTTCATCAGCCGGCTGTCGGTTGTGATCTGTTCTAGCTCTTCACGCGTCTTGTTACCGGCACGGTCTGGATACAGAATAATTCTTTTATTGATGCTGTCCCCTCCGAAATACTCATAGAATTGCTTAGCCAGTTCCGGTTGTTCATCCGGATAACAAGCCCAGAATTCTTTATGTACCCTCATTCTTTGCTTGAAGTCCGATTCTTGGGCAACGACTAAAGAACTGAAGTGTCCGGGATCATATCCTACAAGAAGTTCGTCATGCATATTATAATACTTCAGATACCTGGCCGTTAAGATAAACTTATCTTTCAAGTCAAGTTTAAGAATAGAGCTGTATCGATACCCGTCATCATATTGATGATGAGCTTTATTATAATTCGCAAAGAATTTATTTACAACCGCCTTGTGACGAATGGAACAAATAGAAGAAAGGAATTCATCAATATCAAGCGTTTCAAGCTGCGTTTTAAAAAATTTAGGACCTAAAATATCCTTGTTACAAAAAGAACTTGCACGAAGATATACCGTACAGTTCCGGCGCATATCTGCTAATCTAGGCGTCCACATTTTGATTACTTTTTCGCAGCGGATCAATTCCAGGCGCATGCGCTCAAGCTCTACAGGATTAGTGACAGACCTTTGTTCATCCTGTATCCTGTATTTTTTATAGAGAGCCGCATTTAAGTGAAGAGCTACGGTCATGATTTCAGCTTCAAGATCAGGATTCGTATTCTGTTGATAGCTTTCGAACCAGTCATCTTCGCCTAGATCCACACGCGCCGTATCCGATACGGCAGTGAGACCTTGATAATAGAAACACTTGCGTATCTCCGCAGACCCGCCACGCAATGTAGGGAAAAGTCGACTTTTTAATTTAGATCCTTTATTATGCTTCATTTCTTCAATGAAAGCGTGTACGGCGTTACCACCGGCTACCGATTCAGGTTGATCGGAACTTACAAGCTTCAAGTGAAAACCATCACGAAAAAGAATACTATGTTTTGGATCCGTAATAGGATATCGCGGTCGGCGGAAATGATTAGGAATCTTACTCTCACCTACAATGTAATCTACACCGTATTCCATAATAGGGCGCACCTTTCCGTTAACCATTACGTTCCGGCTGAATGATGCCTGAATATTAGGCCATACATTCGTCATTAAAGCAACGAAGGTTTTATGTACCAGGTAGGCAAGTTCACCCGGCATCGCATTAGCCACGCGCAAAATACGAGGAGTCATGATACCTTCGGTTTTACCGGTACCACGACCGAGTTCAGAAAAAAGAGCATTCGGATCTATAATGTTGGCTAACGTCTGAATGCTATTCATGTAATAGCGTTCAAAGTTTTCATTGTCATCTATTCCCATATTATTCTTCATTCATTTCTTCAAATTCAGCTTCCTGGATATCGGCATCTCTCAGTAGCCGTTTCTTTTCTGAGGATTCTATTTTTAAGTCATTGATAAGCTTCACATAGAAACCTTCATTACTCTTCATCGCAATCTCCTTGAGAGACTTAGTTTCGTAGCCCATGTCCTCCGGACGTATTTTAGGATCAATCAGGAATATAATACCGATATCACGGGCCGACTCTGCTACGGCAGCTGCACGGTTACGGCATTCACGTGCACGTTCCATTGCTTTTAAAGCCGTCTTGGTATCATTTAACGAGATGCAATACTTAGCAATGTCCTCAAACTTATTAGCATAATCACTTTCCCAGATTTGCAGAGAAACATTATTATCTATATTGAAATAATTAATTGCTGCATAAATACGAGACTGACAGGTACGCACATCAATAGAGAGATGCTGCGTAGCCGCTATGCGCTTACGAAGAGCGCGAGCAGCACGGCTGATATTCCGCTCGTATTCGTATATTTCGGCAGCCCAACCCAGCTGGCAAAGAAACACTTGTACATCTTTAGGAATTCCGTCGCACTTTCCTTGATTAAGGAAGGCGGCTATCAGGTCAGGATGAATCTTTTCAACTTTCTCAAGGTCTGTCATATCCCGAATAATTTTTTGCGTAAATCAAGTGAACTCATATCTTCCTGAGCTTCCGAAAAAGTTTTCACGGCATCAATATCACCGGTCTCTGCTTTTTCTCTCAGCTTATCCATGATTTCAAAATTCCGTGAAGTCTGTCCGGAATGGAAGGATGAGTAATAAACGTCTGCAGGGTTATTCACTCGTTCAAGAAAAAGAGAACGAGCAAGACCGTGCAACTCAAGAAGAGAAGCAATGCGTTCAGGGCTCATTCCTGCAGCAGAATACCGCTTAACATCCTCTATATAAATATCCGGAAGGATATCCGATTGTGACATTTTTTTCATGATTTCATGTTTTTAGTTTCAAGAATAGTCTTAAACATTGCTGCTCTATTACGATGCTTCTCAAGCAAAGCTTTGTCGGAAGAGCGGCGCTTCTTACGTTCAGGCTTATGGATGTAAGATTCGTATCGACGGACGCTGTCAAGCGTACAGCGGTGCTTTCGAAGAAACTCTTCAGGATCCTCTTTTAGCAAAGATTCGAGTTCGATGCTTTCCCCACGATTTTTAATCAAGGGATGTTTATACAGAAAAAATCCTGTATCATTAAAAGATTGCAGCTCGTCAAAAGCAAGGAGGTTACGAATCCGAAGTTCAGCCATTTGCTTTACATCATTTTCATTCGGTTCGTTATCCAGCACTTTGTCGAGCTGCATCATTTTTCGGTATGTATAGATACGATCGTTATATAAGATCGTAGCAGTCTGTACATCCGGATTGTTTAATTTTTCCCAGCTGATTTGCGGGTATTCCTCTTCCTTTGGCTTACTTTTCGAACTATTTTTTTTTTCTCAGCAGCAAGATCCTCTTGTAAAGACTCATTTTCTTCTTGCAATAATTCGTGATCTTCTTGCAGAGATTCATGCTCTTCTTGAAGGCTGTCAAGTTCTTCTTGCAGAGACTCATGATCTTCTTTAAGAGCTTCTATTTCTTCAAGTTTCTGCAGAACTTCATCAGAAGAGGTACCGGTAGCAACGGCTATTTTATGAGATGCTTCTTCAGCAGTTTTTCGGGCTTCCTCTTCAGCAGCTTTCCGGTCTTCCTCTTCAGCAGCAAGGCGAGCAGCTTCTTCAGCAGCAAGGCGAGCAGCTTCTTCAGCAGCTTTCCGGTCTTTCTCATCTTTAAGCTGATTAGACCTGAAGTTTCTACGATACGCTACAATTTGCTCACGGGTAGCAACATCAAGAAGAGCATACAGAATTTCCTGGTACATTCGCATCGGATACTTTTTATAAGTTGAGATCATACGAGTATTCGGTCTTTTAGACTCAAGTAACTCAAGATCAGCAAAAGCATGTATGCGGGCGGAAAGTTCAGAATAATGTTTCTGTTTTTCCTTAAAATTATAGATTGATTTCATTTCACGGTTTTTTTAAAAGGCAGGGGAATGCCCTGCCTGATTAATATTAAGATTGAACACGCGTACCGGAAATCTCAACAAGAGTAGAGGTATCCATAATTCTGAAGGTAATACGGCTTCCTGACTTCGCTGTCCATGTAGCCCCATCCTCAAGTACGAAGGAAGAACCGTCTGCAATGGTTGCGGCATTAGCATTACCAATTCCGATTAAAGTAATAGAACGGCCTTTATCATTATCCGTAAGACCTATTACAGAAGAAATGGCATAAGTATCCGCACTACCGTCAGGCACATTATACTGATCTACTCCTTTACTAATATTCAATGCAGTAGCATCTACCGTATGCGTAGCCGGAGCAACCGTTACAATATTACCGACATAGACATAAGGCTGGAAGATAGAACTGCGAGTGAAAGTGAAAGTAGCATAGCGTCCGTCACCGTCATGCTTATTTTCGTAGTTATTCAAAACCATCGGATCATCATAACTACCTACAATAAACCATTGACCGGAACTCATTTCCTTAAAAATAATAACGAATTTATCGCCTGCAAATTCTTCAATGAAATTCAGTAACTTAACACGGTTACCACCCATTATGAAGGTAATCGTATTAGTACCGGTTGTCGTTACGTCACCTTTTTCTCCTGATCCTAAATAGGTAGGCTTCGTATGCGCCTCAAAATAGTGCATGTATTCACCGTTCATCATAGGTACTGTACCTACTTCACGATTTGAATTAGGACGAGGAAAAGCTATCGACGGATCAATCTGCCGACGCTGAATAAGATATACCTGGTAAGCGATGTCATTACCGCTGGTATAGCGGTCGGAAACATCATCTACATTACCGATTATAGCCATCGAAGCAAAAAGAGTAGAACCGAATCCTGACATCAGGAAGATGTTAGTAAGGTCCTGTACAAGCATTGTCACAAAGACAACGGCAAAGATTGTAAGGATAGACAATAAGAATTGCTTTCCTTTTCGAAGGGCATATTCATTCCCTTTTTTATAGGGATTACTGATTTTTTTTGCTTTCATTTTTTCTAATAATTAAAAGTTAAAGGAAAAAGGGCGGGCTTTTTCACCCGCCCTTTTTTTACCTAAAAACAAACTAAATACCTTATAAGAGAGATTATCTTACACCGGGAATGTTAGGCTGCAAAGCAGCATTAATGGTTCTGACTCCTGCTACCTGGCGTTCAAGTTCCAGGAAGTTTCCTTCGGAATTAAGAATTACCATGATGTAGTCTCCAACTTTAGTAGGAGTATAAGCAGCTGTGATGCCGGCAAACTTACCCGTTTTTGCAATAGTTGTAGCATTAGTAGTGTCACCGCACTCTATGATGTAGGCAACACCTACCTTTGCTCCTGTGATCTCAGTAATAGCTTTAGCGGCTGTATTCGCGACCGTTTCAAACCAGAATCCCTTTGTAGCATCTACCGTAGTAGCATCAGCAGCAAGAGAGACAGACGGCTTGTTCATAAAGATTTGCTGGAACGCATAAGCATTTTTGTCCAGCGATGCTTTACTTGCAAATTTACGTCCGACGAATCCTGCAGAACAACCTTCTTTCCAGGTACTCCATCCGCGAACAAGTTCCATCTGCTGTTCCATCTGCATGGCCATCATTTCACCAGGAAGGTATTCAAGCATTTGAATGTTACCGGGCACCTGCATAAACATCAGGCAAGATTTTGGAGATTGATAAGGCAACCAGATGATACGGATATTTGTGTCAGGAACAATGTTGGCATAGCTTTCTGTGCCGGTAAAGTCCGTTTGTTCTCCGTATTTTGCACGTATATTCTTAATCCACCACGGCTTATGCAACTTATTTAAGTAAAGAACGTGGCTGTCGATATCCATATCCTCAGTAACGCTCAGCATTACATCCGAACAGAATTCCTGAACAGTATCCAGCATATCCGCTTCGGTGTAAGACCGATAGCTGTCATCGTCATGTAACTTCAATTTAAGTTCATGAGCATAACGAACAAGAGTATAAAGAAGACCTGTGCTGGAAGTAAGAGAAGATCCTGCTACACCTGTTTCAGGTTTAACATAGATTCCTCTAATGCGGCGTTTATTCTGTTCCACCTGAGCAGCTTGTAAGCTGTTCAGAACGCAGAATTCAATCATACTCCATTTGATGGGGTCAGAGCCTTCCTTATTCAAATAACCGATGTACATTCTTTCCAGAGTTTTCATCGGGCCGAATTTCATCTTTATCATCAGATCATCAACGTATCCCATTTCAGGTTCAAGCTTCATGCCTCCCTTATAGACTTCACCTTCCTGGTAAGCTTGAGAAACTTCATCAAAGAAAGCATTGAAAATAAGGTCATGGTCCTGAATTCCGTAACGTACCGGAAAATACTGAGTGACATCACGTATCATCAATACGCGAGCAATCAAGGCATCCTGTCTGCGTACCACGTACTGATTACCTACCTTAGCATCTTCTATACCGTCATAGTTCGTCGTGAAATCGCCTGCAGCCAATTTCTTAGGATCACTCAGCAGATTATTTGCATGCAAATAATCGTAACGCTTACGCAACGATGCTGAATAAGCTTCTACGTCAACAGAAAATTCACGAGCATCTTCCTTAGTTGCATTGACTGTTGCAGCGAATGAAGGATTAGCAGAGATCTGGTTGTATCTCTTACTCATGTCGAACATACTGTTTTCGATTCCAAATAAAAATTTGGAACGATCACCGCCACCTACAAGTGCTAAGGTTGTACCGGTAACAACGGCTACGGGTTTGTCCGGAACCGCTTTCGCAGTAGCTGTGTTAAATGCATTCACTATTTTTTGAGTAGCATTAACGAGTTGAACACCTAAATCTTCGGCATTTACCGGATTCGATTTTTTCCCTGAATTTACAGGAGTAGGATTGCTATCTTCCTGATTATCGTCTTCAGTAGAATTTGCAGGAGCTGGTTCTGTTGTTGCAGCAAAAGCAGTGCCTAAAATGTTCAATGCCGCATGCACATTTTCTTCACTTACAGTAGCTTCCTCACTGGCACTATGCAAGTCTTCCAGGAAGTCACTTGCAAACATCTCCGAGTATTTATCAGAGATATCCTTCCACTCTTTATCGCTCAGAGCCTCCGGATCACCTTTCGGTTTCTTAGCACGATCGGCAAATCCTAATGCAGCAAGTACCTGCTCGAATTGTTTCTTGAATTTTTTTCTCATAAGAATTATATATTAAATGAATTTGAGAGCCTTTTTCATGTCCGCTGATTTATTGTAGTTTTTAGCCATTTCCAGAGCTGCGGATACCGCTTCAGGAAAACTCATCATACCGTCTATCAAGCCTATTTCTACAGCCTTTTCAGAAGAATAAGTTTCCCCTTGCAATACAGGCGCATCTTCAGGTAAAGCTTTAATTTTAGTACGCATATCACGTACCTCATTAATAAATTGCTGAGCAAGCGGATTAAGCAGATCTTCTTTATACTGTTTAGGCTTTCCGTCTATAAGATCTTCAAATTTTTTGTTTTTCAACTTAGATTGATCGGCACGAACTTTGATATGAGTAAGACCTATCTTCTTATAGTATTCCTCAAAGGAAAAGAAGTCGGTCATGGTACCTATACAGCCTATCTGGTCATTCAGAGTAAGAGCCTGTATATTCTTTGCATGACAACCTATATAATAAGCCGCCGATCCGCATACCTGCTCAAACAAAGCAAATATAGGTTTCTGCAGCGAGCGAAGAGTTTCACTCAACCGATCAAGATACCAGGCTTCACCGCCTGGAGAATTGATATGAAGGAAGTGGCAGGCTATCTGAGAATTCTTCTCAGCAGATAGCAAATCCTTTTCAAATTGTTTCGAGTTGAAAAACCACCGGCAGCTGGAAGTGATAAATCCGAATATTCGATAATAAGCAATAGAACAAGAGGGGAGTTGATCCGACGAATACTCATTACTCAGACAAACATCAGGCATGTCAGTAAGAGAATATTGATTGATGATATCTTTGATAGCATCAGTTGTAATTTCTGTATAACTCTTCGGATTAGGGTCATGTACTGTTTTTTGGTGGCCAGTGACATCCGGAAAGGCTTCCATCATGTACCGTTGATGTCCGGAGCCTGAAATAAGCAACGGAGTACCCGAAGCCAAAATTTCTCGAAGTGCTGTTATCCTCATATTTAATTCTTTGAAGCGAAGATAACTTATATATATAGGTGCTCGAAGGACGCAAACAGGCCTGTATACATTATATATACAGGCCTGTAAGAACATGAAAACTAAATCTAAAAAAAAGAAGGCATATGGTGTTTAGAGAATAAAAGGCGATTGAGTCTGCTTACAATTAATATTAATTTTAGCAGCATTAAGGTAAGGATTAATACTTACTCGCGCAGGTAAATAAACAGACCCTACCTTTATTTCACGAAGGGAAGAGTCCGTGAAACTAATGATACAACTTTGCGGAGACGAAAAAAAAGACAGCACATTAGAAGGCGGTAATTCAATCGTTTTGTTCAGCGAACAATCGAAAAGTATTCCGGCATCATTATCCGACGAAGTCGGTTCAAAAGAAAATTTATCTGCCAAAAAAGTAAAATCTTTGTTCATCTTAATGTGATGAACCTTTATCAAAGTAGATAGCTCTTTCATTTTAATGCAAATTATGTTTATAAGAAATTAAATATCAAATAGTTCGCAATAGATACTCCATTTTATCGCAATACATAGTACATTCGTACCCATTATAGCGGACAAAAAGCCGGTGAAAGTCATTCATTTTTTCGAGCCTATTTAACTTTTTTTGTGTAATTTCTGCGATTCCTCATTTTACGCAGATTTTCTCGCCATCTGTAGAAATTTTTAAGAAGGGCATCTTCAGTGACTGATTCTATTCCGTAGTTGCATATAAACTGATGAACTACTTCTATATCTAAGAATTGACGTCCTCTTTCTCTGTTATCAGCCAGCTGGCTGCGCAGCTCCTCATTGAACATCCGCCGTACATGCTTTTCTATAATGCATGCAGAAAAAGGAGATAAGTAATTATACGTTTTCGGATTTTTTCCTTCACGACGATCAGGAAGGTAAATCAAGAGATTACCATCATCATTGCAAGATACATTTTTAGGCCGCTTCATCATGAGCTGCCAGATGACATGATACAAATCAGAATTTTCCGGGAAATGAATAGGTTCAATAGAACCGTTGTTAAATTTTCCGAATAGATATTCAGCCAGGTAGGGAGTAATAGTGATTTTTGTGACAATCATAGCTTTCCGTTTTTTTTATTTCAGTAAAGTTTTTGCTAATTTTTAGCGTCCAACCGTCCAACAGTCCAACAAGAACTATATAATAATACGTAAAGGTACTGACTTTTAAGATAATACACAAATGTGGATTATAGAAAAATCGTGTTGGAAGGCTAAAATATCGTCCAACAAGGCTGTATTTTGCTATTTTTTGTTGGACGCAAATGCACATCAATACACGTTCGTGAATAATAGCCTAAAAAGCAGCGTCCAACAGCGTCCAACAAAAACCAACAGTCCAACATATAATATATAATATAACTTTTTAAAAAATAATATATATATAATACTGTATATCAGCTTTTTATATTAATGTTGGTAATTGAAAGAAAAATGATTTGTTGGACTGTTGGACTGTTGGACGCTACTTTTTGAATTTTTTTGTTCAATTTAGGCGTTCTTTTTTATAGCTTCTCTTTTAGACTTAGGGGGTGCGGGGGATGTAAATAATAAAGAATATGGAATACAAAAGGAATGCTTCGTCTTGTGTTTGCAAGAATACTCCGATCTGTGTTTACAAGAATAGTTCTGCTTGCACAAAGAAGCCCCGTCGGTGACGACAGGGCTTCTTTAATATATAAGGGTACGGTATCATTCCGATTCAGGAACAAGTTCCCGCAGCGATCGTTGTATCAGCTGCAGGTCGGCAAGTGTTTTCATTGCAAGGTCAGGAGACTCATCAGGATAGTACTGTATGATGAAGTTCTTGGCGTCCTCTATCAGAGCATCGAAGCTCCAGACAAGTTCCTTTTGAAACAAAGATAGAGTTTGCAATATTTCAGGGGTAAGCACCGGAGAAGGATTCCCCGGTACCGGTGTATTCTGTATCGTCATACTTATTCCTCCTTATTTGAAGAGTAAGTACCCTTCACCTCCTTTATATGAATTTGGCATACATGATTATAGGCATCTCCTTTAACACGGACATAAAACATACAATCATTGTCAGACTCGAAAGTTAATACCTCTATTTCTTTGGTACGTGGGTATTTAGCATTGAGCTCTTCCACCTTGGCTTCTATGCTATCCTGAAGAAATGATAGTGCCGATTCATTCGGAATGATAAGTTTCTCAAAAGATTTAAGGAAGTTTCCCATTTCCTGACCCTTGTTGTTTACATTTCGATAGGTCTGTACATAATCTACGAAGAACATCATAAGGCGCCTCCTTTCTCGTTAAAAGAAATATTCACTGTACCACCATTCACATAGATAATAATTGATTTGTCGTTCCGTGCTGCACGGATACGTTTTTTCCCGGAACAAAGCTCGATTCCGAGGCTCTCGAATAACTGCTGTACTTTTTGGGCGGATACATAGCGTCCGCGAGCGCTTTTCTTTTGATTACTCATA